TTCTGTAGGTTCGCCATCTCGTCTCCTCTCGATCAAGCCAACGTAATCACGGGATCGCCGTAGTTTGAAAACCCCGTTCGGAACGGGAGCCACAGCTTGTTTTCATAGCCGGTGTCGGGCGGGTCATCGAAGCGTACATCGTTCAGCGTGATAGTCAGGACTTTTGCGGGCGAGTCCGTCGAAGTCCACTTGAACTCAAGCGCCGCGAAGCCTCCGGTGTCGGCGAGTTGGCGCAAGCTGTCGGTGCGGTCGCTGATCATGCTCTCCAGCGTCCCGCGAATGTTCAGGGGCCCGTCCTTCCTTGCCAGCGGAAAGTCGTGGTTATGGTCCCACGGGAAAAATCCCGTCTCCAGGATCAACGCCGCGTTCGCCACGCCGATGAACTCGCTCGTTGTCAGGTTCTTGAGCGTTGTCGCGTTGTGGCGAAATACCTTCTTGTCCGCCGGTGTCGTCTCCGTGAACGTGATCGCCCCGGCTGCGGCCTCGAGGAAGTCTTCTCCGAAAAAGTCGCTCGTTGCGACCAAGATCCCCTGCGTCGTCACCCCAGACTCAAGGCGCAGCGCCAGCGGTACGGCGTCGGCGATCCTGATGTCGCGCCCGCTGGGATGGTCTCGATTGGCGATGGTGAAGTATTTCGAGATCCCCAATGAATACGCGCCCACCGAAAGTTGCGTTGCCCAGGGGATCAACAGGCCCAAGTTCGTGAACGTCGCCGCCACCCTGAGCAAGCCCCCGGCTCGGTAGCCCACGGGGACGCTGGAGTCGCGGGGTAAATGCGCCCCCCCGAACGCGCCCTGGAACTCCTCAAACCGCGGTCGCTTGCCGATGACCAGCCTGTCGGCCCAAAGCCACTTCGGTATCGTCGAGAGCGGTACGCCCTGGCCGGTCTGCTCGCCGAACCCGACTTTGGTGTTCAGCCAGGTCCGTGGCGTTGGATGGAGTACCGGCATACCTACTACTATTGACGCGCTGGGGCGTTCTCTAGGCCCCGATCTCGGCCGTTGCCTCCAGAACCATCTCCATCTCCGTCAGATGCGCCAGGCCAAGGTCCTGCAGCAGCGCGATTGCGTTGGAACGGAGATTGATCCCGCGCGGAGTGTTCTGCGGCGGGTTCGAGGGCAGGTTGAAGACGCTCTGGTCCGCCCTCAGTCCGTCCATCACGCCGTCAACGATCCCCCTCCATTCCGCCGTGCTGTTGATTACGTTGTCGTGGCCTTCGCTGAACCCGTAGGCTCCACGCACGATGAAAGTCCGCCGCGCCAGGAACAGCTCCCGTGCCGGGATTTCCTCTTCGGCCGTCGCGGTATGCTCGACCTCCCAATAGTGAATGCGCCGCCTGGCCGGATCCCATCCCAGCAGCACCCATCCTTGTTCCGTGAGGATCAACCGCCGCCTGTCGTGCACCACCTCCGGCGGGATCGCCGCGGTCGTCAGCGCGCGCACGCGCGCGGCGATGGCTTTCGCCTGCTGGTCTACGGTCGGAGCCATTGTCCCGACCATGACCTACCTCGCGGCCTCGTAGCCCTCGCGGAACCAGCGCGGGACGCTCCCGATCTCCCGATCCAGCGTGCGCCGGAACATCCCGCCCCGGCCGTCCGCCACCAGCGGAATCTTGATCCCTTGGTCGCCGATTTTCCGCGCCACCAGAAACGCCACGCTGCGCTCCGCCGCCGCCAGTCGGTTCGCTCTCCGCGCCCAGCCCTTGAGTTTCGCCTTCCGCTTGGTCTTGAGCGGCTCCGGCTTCGGCCTGAGCTTACGGCGCACCCACGGCAGGATGGCGTCGATTGGCGGCCGCCGCTGTCCCGGCCGTCGCCCTTTCTCCATCACCAGGCCATAGATCAGGGGCGTCCCGATCCTCGCCTGCCGGGGCGTTGCTTCTATCGTCACCGGTATGCTCGCCGCCAGCGCGCCGGTGTCGGCCGGGATCACTTGGCTCGATTGCATGGCCGCGCTGTAGTTCCTCATCACGCTAAGGAGTCCGACTTGCACGCGCCGCCCCAGTGCCGCCGGGTCCATCAGATCCGGCATCCGCAACCCGGCCAAGTCCACCAGGATCGCCACGGCCTATGCTGGCTCGGTCGGGGCCCCAGCCGCCTCCGCCGGCGCCCGTGTCCGCAACGCCAACTTCCAGACGTTCATATGGGCCCAACAGAACTGAATGTAGATCGTCTCTATCTGCCGCCAGTCCACGCCCTCGTCTTGCTTGGGTGTTGCCTTACCCTCCTGCGGCTTCGCGGCCTTGGCAACAGGTCGCATGAGCGCCCCCTTGAAAACTGCCCCGTGCGCCCGGCACCAGTCGGCTCCGCAACTCTCGCACGTCCCCACGGCCTCACCCTCGCACGCCGCCAGGTCGCAGACTCGGATCTTGTGGCTCACCTCGATTTCGGACACGGACCTAGATCCTCCTCACGAACGGGAACATTCCGCGCGGCATCTGATTCCGAATCGGGTGGCCGATCCGTCGTACTGCGGCCTCGCTCGTAGCGATCACGGGGCCGCGCGGCATTTCATCACTTCCCTGTACGGCCAAGTTGTAGTCTTCCCTGAACTTGTCCCCCATCTCCAGGGCCATGCGCTCGCCTTCTCTGGCGTCGGCCAGGTCGGCGGGACTGCCCGCCACCCCGCGCACGATCTGTGCGTACGCCGCGCCCACGCTCATCATGCAGTAGTGCGCCGCCAGCAGCGTCACGGCGTCGGCTTCCGTCTCGTTCAGGCTCGAAAGATCGGTCGTGCTCAATTGTTGTGTATACGTAAACCGAAACGCCGTCGCCATGCCCGAGCCGAAGATGATCTTTGCGCCCGTGCTCGTACGCGACAGCCGCCACTGCGCCTCCGGCTCCAGCAGGCTCAAGCGCGGCTGATCCGGAGGTGCCTCGATGCTGATGACCTGGCTGTCTTCGGTGAAATCCGACGGCAACGCATACTCCGTGATCGGGCTCCCCGGCGCAACCACGTCCACGATCTTCGATCCCGGACTCAAGAGCGAGTGCTCGCGCAGCGCGCGGTTGATGAATCCCAGCCTCGCCTCCGTCGGCAGCACGTCTTCGCTTGCGGCGCGGACCAGTTGATTCAAGCGAGCCAGCAGTTGCGGTTGCGTCGGCATCGTGGCCCGCCCTTTCTACGGGTGCGCTACTTTTTCGCCCGGATGCGGCTCGCGATCAGGTCCAGGATTTCCAGCTTGCCCAGCAGCGGCTCTTGTCCCGCCTTCCTCGCCTTCTCAACGTCTGCGACGACGCTCTTCTCAAACTCGTTCAGCTTGAGCATTCCCGCCTTCACGGCCTCGTCGACCTTCGCTTCAGCCGGCGTTATCGCCACGGCCACGAGCTTGGAATCGGCTTTCTTTTCCACCATGGCTTCTCCTTAGGCGCGTGCGACTCGAAACTGAATTGGTGAACCCGTGACGGTGGCGCGCAGCTTCTCGACGCTGATCGGGACCGCGAAGTAGTTTGCCACCACGGCGCTCGTTGCCGCCACGACCTCTACGATCACGGGGCTGTTTGCGTCCACGTCGTCCGTGCCCTCGCGCAGCGTCACCGTTGCGCTTCCGACTGCCGGGCCCTTGATCACGATCCCGGCCAACAGATACTTGGTCGCGTTCGTCGGATTGTGTACCGTAGTGCTGGCCGTGAGCGCGGGGCCCAGCACGTATGAATCAAGCGCCCCGTGGTCCAATCTATCCGCCTCCTCGCGTTAGGTCGTCGACCTGAAGGCGTAGACCATGCGGTGATCGTCCACCCGGATCGCCCACGCCCAACGGCGCTTCAGCCGGATGGTGTCGGCCGTGAACGGGACGCCGGTGGTCGGCAGATCCTCCTGGAACAACTCCGGCGAATCGCTCTCGAAGAAGAGCGTCCTCAACGGGAACCCGGTGATCATGGGATCGCTCTGGAGGAACCACGAGTTGATGATAGTGCCGGTGTCCCAGAAGTCCACCACGATCGGCTCCAGGCCGTCGTGCAGGGCGTTCTCGTTCTCGAAGATGCTGGACTCGGCCAGGAACCGCTGGATGAACTTGATCGCGTCAGGCTCCAGCTTCGGCGGGACAATGATGAACTTGGGGATGTTCCCGCCGCCCAGGAAGACTTGGGTCGTGTCCTTCTGCTTCTGGATTCGCATTCGGCGACGGCCCACGTTCAAGTTGCTGATCGTCAGGGCCACGTTCGCCGCCACGTCCTCGGTCATGTTGCCGTGGGTCGCGTCGTGGAACCAGTTGACGGCGTCGTAAGTCGTAGCCGCCGCGTTGCCGTTCTTGTACGTGTCCCAGAACGCCGCCGCGTACTGAGACAGCATGGCCGCGATGAAGTCCTTGGGGATGCGGTCGATCGCGCCGATCTTGTCGTTGCTCACGGCCTCCAGCGTGATCGACTCCAGGTCGCCCTTCTTGCTCACGGTCGCGGTGCTCTTCTCGTCCGTGGGGCTCGTCGCCGCCGCGTACGTCGCGCCTTCGGCCACCGTCGCCGGTGCGCCGTATCCGCCGGTCCTGGTCAGGTCGTGCGGCAGGAAGTCGTCGACGATCTCGACGCCGCCGACCTTGCGCCACTGGTTGTTCAGCGGGATCTGGTACATCTCCTGGAGTTCGTTGTGCATGATGTTGGCGAATGCGTCTGCGAATTGCGCCGTGTTGATCGTGGCTTCGCGCGCCCCCATCTCCAACAGGTGCGCGAACGTCGGGCTCGACGCCATGATCCGCGCCGCCGAAGCGCACTCTCGCGCCCCGATTTCCGCCCTGGTCTTGGCGTCCACGGAGTGCCGCCTCCGCTTGGCCTCGGCCCTGTAGGCGTTCAGGAACCGGCCCATGTGCGCCAGCGCCTCGAACACCTCGCTCGAACTCGGATTGAGCACGCCCGTCAGTTCGCGGTAGGCCTCCTTGAAGCCACGGATCGGGTAGTGCATCGTCCCGTCTTTGTCCTTGACGGGGCGTCCCTTGAACGCCGCCTCGATGGACTTGCGCACCCGGTCGACACGTTCATCGCCGCTCGTGACGTTCGTGATCGCCGCCATGCGGCCCTTCGGCCAACCGGCGGACTCTCGGATCTTCAGGATCTTGTCGATCTGCCCCTTCAGGCTCTCGTCGGTGCCGATCGAGGCGCAACTCTCGCGCGCCAGCACGGCCTCGGCTTCGGTCAGGCCCCGCTCCTTGATCGTCGCGGCAACCTTCGCCTCCCAAGTCGCCTCCTTCGCCGCCTGTTCGCGCGCCGCCTTCATCTCCGCCTTCACGACTTCGACGGCGGAAGCCTTCGCGCCCGCCGCGGCATCGGCCTTGATCTTCTCGATGTCGATCTCGCGCGCGGCCTCGCGCGTCTTCTTGGGGTCGGGGTCGGGGTCGGCCGCCTTCTGCGCCTTCGCCGTGGCGATAACCGCGGTGAGCGCGCCCTCGTTGTCCTCCAGATCCTTGACCGCCTCGGTCACGGTCTTGATCTGCTCGGCGGTCAGGCTCGCGGCCTTGCACGCCTCTTGCACCTTCTTGATCCAGTCCATCGCGTTTTCTCCTGGCTCGTCTTGCGAGCCGTTGTCTACCCCTATTGACGCTTCAGGCTTCGGCCATTTCGAAAGATTCGGAAGTGAACTTGCAACCGCGCGCAGCAGCTTTCCTCCCGCGCTCGGGAAGTGCACAAGATCCACGCTGGGCAGGTTGACCACGAATCTTATGTCGAAACCCTTCCCGGATTCTTTGGCCTTCGCCAGCGTCTTCGCGTTCACGCTCAAACCGTAGAACTCCAACATCCCGGCCTCGCGTGCCTCGCGTAATTCCTTGCGCGTTTCCTCCCGCACGAGGTGCAGCTTGGCCTTGACGTAAGCCTTCTGTCCGCTTGGCCGCACGACTTCGGCCTCGCGCACCGCGCCCTCGAGGTTGTGCGCGAAGTCGCCTTCGCTCAGCCCGCTCTCTTCGATGTCCTTGGGGGAATGCGCCCGGATCGGTCCGATCGGCGTCTCGAAGCGGTAGCTCATCACCGGCACGCCCTCGCGATTGGCGTTGATGAGCGCCGCGATCTCTTCCATCGTGCGCTCGCCCCAGGTCAGCTTGTTCTTGCTCTCGCCCTCACGAATCACGATCACGTCCCAGACCCTGCCCTGGGGTTCGCCCGTCTGCTGCTCGGCGAACGCCATCACGGGCGAGCACTCCTTGTCTTCGTGCTCCATCTCTTCCGCCGGCGTGCGTCCCGTGCAAGCCACGTGCAGCGCCGCGCAGAATGCCTTGGGGTCGTCGATCCCTGACGGCGGATCGGCCTCGCACGCCGTGAAGAAACCGGGGTCCGCCCCGTACTTTTCGCACAACCCGGCGAGCATCTGCTCGGGCATCGCGCCGAACGGTTCCGCCTGCTCGGTGAAGCTCGCCAGCGCGATGTCGTAGATCGCCTCCGCGCTTATCCGCTTCCATCCGCGCTTCGCCATCTTCTTCGCGCACGGCGGGCAAAATCGGCTGATCTCTTCGCGCGTGAGCTTTATCCCGCGTGCCGCTTCCTTCGCGCGCTTGAAGTGCTCGACTTGTCCCAGTCGTGCCTTGGCCTTTTCCTCGCTGTCGAAGCAACCGAAAGAGCGGGTGCCGTCTTCGCTGACGACGCACCACTTGCCGTCCCGGACTATGATCTTCTCTCTCGTCATGGCCTATACTACTTGACGCGCGGACCCTGGAATCATGCCGCTTTCCGGCCAAGAAAAAAATCTCGCGTTCCGACGACCCTGCGACAGCGGCAGTTGACGGCCTCGCCCGCCGGGAGCCTTGGATCTTGTGGCGCAGCCGCCGGGAAGCCTCCGACCTCAAAGTCTTCTTCGATCGAGATCGGGCCCGGCGTGCCGTTCATCCCATACTGCTCGCCCGCGCGCTGGTGCGTCTCGCGCACGCGATCGTCTTCGGCCGTGACCCAGATTTTTACAAGCTCCAGCCCCGGAGCCATCTTTTGGAATCGCTCGTCCGCGATCTCTCCGGCGATGTTGAAAATTCGGTTCGTCTCCGTGCGTGCGATCGTGATCGCCCTTGCGCCTACGCCCAGCAAGCTGCCATCGCTGCGGCGCAAGGGCCCCAGCCATCCCCCACGCCTCAGCTCTCGCGCCGTCGCGTCCGGGCTCCTGCCGGTCAAGATCCCCCGGCTCACCTCCGCGCTGATGCGCCGGATCTGTTCGTCGTGCGCCGCGCGAATGCCTTCGCTCCGTCCCACCAGCGCGGCCTGGAAGCGTGCACTCGTGACCACCAAATCCGGCGACAGCGCGCTTCCGGCGATCGGCCGATCGGCCGTCAAGTTGATTGCGGCTCGGCTCGCGGCTCCGGCTTCATCGACCAGTTGTCGGTCCGCCTTTCCCAACGACCCCTGGAAGCGTTGCCACACTATCCCGATCACGCGCTCGACTTCCTCGCGCAGTTGCCTCGCCTGCGCCGGCGTGTAGGTGCTGGCGTCGGCCCTCGCCGCGTGCGCGATGATCCTCGCCTCAATCTCGTCTCTGGCGTTCCTGAGTTGCCTCAGGATCTCCCGGCCCTCGTCTTCGCTGATTCGGTCCACCGCGCGCTGGATCCGCCGCACGTGTGCCTCGAACCTCCGCCGTTGCGCCGCCGTCGCCATTACGTCCTCGACTTCTGAACCATCACGCCCTGGGCCGTCGGAGTCACCGCTCCGTCGTACTCGAACTGCAACCCCAACAGCGCGGGTCCAGTAATGTCGTCCACCGAAACCGTCTGTGCTTCGTCGTCTTCAAATTCTGCCCCGAGCAACGACGGACTGCCGATGTCGTCAACTGGAACTTGTTGCGCGCCGTCGTACTCGAACTCAGCGCCTCTCGCCTCCGGGTCCGTCACCAGTTGAGCGCCGCCGCCGCTGGGGATCGTCAGGGTCAACGGATTCGTAATGGTCACGCTGACGTTGACCGTCACGACGGTGATCTGGAAGATGTTTCGGTCGCCGGGCTTGCCGATGAAGTCCCCAACGACAACACCGCTCGTGTTGGTGCTCGTGACGGTGGTGGTGCCATTCCACGTCCACGTACCCGTTAGAGCCGTGACGGCCATGCGCTATGCCGCAGTCCCGTCCTTGCGGAACGTGACCTTGACCTTGAGTCGCTGAATGGTGGTGGCTGGCGACAACTCCCGGAACCCTGCTGGATCGTCGATGTAAGAATCCGGTTCAATGGCCGTAAGGGCTCCGAAGCCTGCGCCAGTGTCGGTTGCGTACTCGTACTTCAGCCGGTTCGGAACTGAGTCGGCGGTGCTGTTGTCCAGCACGCCCAGCGGGTAGAAGATCCTCTGGCGCAGGAACAGCCGCCCGACTTTTCGCGTCGGGCTGAAGGTGGACATGATGACGGCACCGGTACTGGGCCACACAAGCTCGAGCGTCCCCGTGGTGAATCCAGCCGACAGGATGTAGCGTCCGCTCCCGTCTTTGGTGAGATTCGTCGCCACAGCCGTGCCAGCTGGCACGTCGGTCGAACGATTCCAAACGCTCGAACTCGCATTCGGTCCAGCCCCGTCCATCGTGCCGTCGCCGGTTGCGATTTTGCGGTTGTAAGCTCCCTGCACACGATCCGCAACACTCAGGAGCCCGTTGACCAGACACGGCGACGTAGGCTTGAGGCCGAGCAGCCGATCGGTCGGCGACACGAACACCGGATTCGCGCTGATGCTAGCGGCGTCGGCACCGCTGGCGCTCTGCCACGCCGCGAGCGTGAGCTTGTCCACTCCGATGAAGACGCACTTGCCGGTGGAGAAATTGATGCAATTTCCGTTCGATGTTGCCGTCATGCTGCCAGCCCCGTTGACCTGGATATGGATCGTGTTGGTGTCGAAGATGCAATTTTGGAGCCTGAATCCTTGCGACGCCAGAGTGTCGGTACATAGTGCCGCCGTCGCGCAGCCGAAGAACGTGAGGGACTTCATGACGGCAGTGCTCCTCACGACTCTCAAGCCGGTCGTGCAGTCTACGAAGACGCATCGCGTCGGAGGCCCAAGGTTCGACGTTGAACTCACGATGTCAAGGCCGATGCCGCACAAATCGAACATACAATCCGAGAACGGCGCGGAGTGCGAGGTCGCGCCCGCCGTATTGTAGCGCCGCACGATGAAGCCCTTGACGGAGGCAGTAACAACGTTGGTCGAAAAGTTGATTCCGGTTCCCAAGGTGCTCTCGCCGTCCATGATTACGAATCCGTCCGCCAGAATCGTACCGGCGAGGGACGTTGAGCGGATAACGGCCTCGGAGTAAACGCCGCTCTGTACTATCAGGGTATCGCCGCTCGCCGCCATGGCGTTGAGGCCACCTTGGATCGTTAGCTTGGCCAGCGCGGGCGTCAACCCTGTGTCGCTGTCGTTACCGCTCTTGTTGACGTAGTATGTCGCCATTAGACGATGGATTCCGTTGCGTCCGTTAGACCGGCCCAGCCCTTAGACTCTGGGCCCGAAAGGTACGTGTAGGCAATCCTGTACTTCTTGCCGACCTCGACCGTCGCGCTCGACCATTCCTCGACCAGCGGTCGCGTCGTGCCTGGTGCCGCGCCGGGCTCCGTCACGGCTTCGCCAACCACCACAATCTTGATGCGATCCGCCGCGCCCAGGATGTTGTTACGGATCGTTTCTTCCGCCTGAGTCATCCGCCCAACTCCACGCCCCGTAGGGAAACCGTGGCGTTATCGCCCGCCGTCGTGCTGCCGATCTGCTTCACGTCGATCTGGATCAGCGCGTTTCGTGGGATGTCGCTGGCCGCCAATACGGCCGAACTCCCGCTCGTCTGTCCGGCCAGGATCTTCACGCGGTCGGTCGGGGTCGGGAAGATGCTGACGCCGTTCACGCGCACATCGAAAATGATGTCAGCGCCCGCGGGTGCAACCTTCACGTCTGCCCTGATCTCGAAAACATGGAACGCGCGTTCGTTCTGCGGGCTGGCCCTGAACGCCTGATCGTCGGCGACGGTCAGCGTTCCCGTCACGGCGTACATGATCTGGCTGTCGACGAAAGGAGGATACCTGGCCGGAGCCCCTAGTGCGTAGCCCATGCTCAGGCCACCTCGACGCCGCACGCCGTCACGGCCAGACTGGAAGCGGCGTCCGCCAGCGCGCTCAGGACGTCGGCCGCGTTCAGGATCAACCCGCGCCCGAGTTCGATCGTTCCTCCGGGCGGGATCGGCGTCTCGAACGCGATCAGCCTCGCGTCGGTCTGGTCGGGTCCGGCCCACAGCGTGATCTTGCGCTCGACCGTGGCCTTGCTCGTCACGCGTATCATGCTGAAGATCGCGACGGTTGCGGCCGGAACCGTGTAGACGGTCGTTGCGCTCGTTCCCGCCACCGCTTGCCCAAGCCTCTTGCCCGTGTTCGCCATCGTCTAGGCCGCGTGCTTCCGCAGCGTCTCCTGGATCGTCTCGGCCAGTTGATCTTCCTCCGGCCGGTCTTCTTCGGTCGCCGGCGTCTCCGGGATCCGGGGTCGGCTCGGAGCCTCGAACGCGGCCTGCAGTTCCTCCGGGATCTCGTCCGGCACGTCCACGAGGCGCGCCACCATCTGCCGGAATGCCATCGCCGCCTCCTTGCGCGTGAGCGCGCCCGCGACTTCGGTTCCGTAATCCAGCACGCTCCCGAGCTTTACCAGGATGTCAACCGTGCGTGCGTCGTCCCGAGCGGTCACGCTGTCGGCCTGGAGTTCCCACGGCGCTGCCGCGTCCGCCTCCGACAATAACCCGCTCTCCTCCGCTCGCGCGACGGCGAAATCGCACGTGGTCCTGAGCACGCCCAAGAACTCGTGCTGCGCCCGCTCCATCGCGCGGAAGGTCGGATCGCCTTGCGCCGTGAGCGCGGCCCTGTTGGCCGAGTCGGCATCGGCGAACCAGCCTTCGGGTACTCCGGCCCCGCCCAGGATCAGGTTTTTGAAAGTCCGGAAATGCTCGCTGAAGTCGCCGCTCTTGATGTCGGGGAACATGGCCTCGATCGTGGCATCGCTGCGCAGGTACAGGCTTTCGCCGGGCTTGCCGTTCCTGAGCGTCACCAGAATATGATCTATCTCTTCCATCGACAGCCCCTTGCCCTTGAGCAGCCAGACGTAACTGATCGCCACCAGGATCCGCTCCAGCATGGCGAAGCTTGCGTTATCGAGCGCCTGGATGTATTCCCACGAGTGATGAAGATCGCCGAGTCCGCGTAGGTATCCCGTGACGGCGTTCGCGCGGAAGAAGAACGCGCCGTTTCTCCCGGCTGCCACCATCTCGCGCCACGCCATCTCCGGCTCGCCCGGAGCCACAACCAGCCACTCCTGCGCTCCCGCGCCCGAGCCTCCGATCTTGAGCGTTCCCGGCTTTGTGTTGTAGGTCGAGTGCGGCAGAACGTCCACGATCAAGCTCGTGTCCTGCCACAGGATTCGGGTTCGTCCCGTGGCGTCGTTGACGAGCGGCTCGCCCAGGAGTTCGCCGTCACGGCGATATGTCACGGCCAGCGAATGGAGCTCGGCCGGGAAGTCCGTGACGGAGTCGTTCCAGAAATCGCGCAGGAAGTCGTCGAGCTTTTGGTTCTTGCTCGCCGGTGTAATCCCGGTCCCAACGATGAAATCGGCCTTGATTTCGAGGATCCGGTGCGCCATCGGATTCTGCCGATGCTCTTCAAACCCGCGCTCGAAGGCTCGGCGACGTTCCCAGTCCGGCACTCGCCGCCGTGTCTTCCCCGCCACGCGCACGAAATGCTCGTGCCCCTGAAGTCCGAAATCCGGGTCCGGGAATCCCATCGTCTCGCGCGCGTCTAAGAAGGTGCCACCCCGCGGGCGCTGCCGCGTGGCCGCGCTCGACTTCGTCAAGCGGAACAGATCCAGGAGTCTTCGACCGAATCCCATAGCCTACCTGTATTGACGCCCCGAAACCCTCAGCGAGCGCCCGAACCCGGCATTTCCTCGCGTCCGCTCCTGCGTCACGCGCAACCCGCGCCCGACCTGTCCGGTTTCCTGCAAGCTACCGAACGCCGAACTTCCGACGCGACTCTTCGGCTGGGCCAGCAGCGAATGCCCCGCCACCGCCAGCGCCAGGGCGTCCGCCCGATCCGGGCTGTATCCGAGCCTCGCGATCATGTCGTCTTTCGGCTCTAGGCGGATTCGCCCAGCGGAGTCCATCGTGTACTTGGGCGTACAGAGTTCGCGCAGCAGCATCGTATCTTCGGGGTCCAGGTCGATCCGGCCCTCGCGCAGTTGCTCGCGCAGGTTCCAGTACAATTCCGAACGCGCCGGCTTGAACCGCGTCGGGTCTTGCGCGTCCGCGCCGAAGTTGAACGGCACAACGTCGAATCCCTGCTCCCGCAGCCGGTCCGTCACGCCTCCGCCCAGCCCGGTGTCATCAATCACGACTCCCTCGGCCGGGACGATCCCGTCCAAGATCGCGCGTGAAATTTCCCCGGCCGTCCGCATCAGGTCTTGGCCTTGCCAGGCCGCCGCGATCCAGCAACGACGGCCGTCCGAAAGGGCCAACACGGTCTGCGCTCTGCCTGCCCGCGCCACGTCCACGCCCATGGCCTTCGCCTGCGTTTCCGTCTGGCGGTCGCTGCCGTCTTCCGCCGGGGGCGCGTCGGCCGCCTCTGCCCATCGCCGGTGCGCGGCCTCGATCCAGTCCAGCGCGATCAAGCTGTCCATCGCGTTCTTGGGGATCTCGCCCTTCACTCTCGCCCTGTAGATCGAACTCTCCACGCCCCAATCGCGCCGCCGTTCCGAGATCCACGAGCGGCTGCACCAGTTCGACATCTCGCTGTCCAGGGTGAACGTCGCCCACTCGGTGGCGTTCCGCGTGAACGCGGAATGAAACTCGCTGCCGGGGTCCATGCTGGGGTTTCCCGCCGCCACCACGAGGTCGTCCGCTCCCGTCGTCACGGCCGTCACGGCGGTCCAGATTTCCGGCGAGATTCCGCTGGCCTCGTCCACCGCCGCCAGTACGCGCTTTCCGTGAAAGCCCTGGAACTTCACGTCGTCTCCGGCAGTGAAGCCGATGATCCTGGCCTCGGGATCCACGCCCTTGAGTTGCTGCACCAGCGGATCTGCCTCGATCGGCCACCGCTGCTTCGCCCGGCTCAAGTGCTTGTGGATCTCCGACCACAAGACTTCTCGCACCTGCCGTGAAGTCGGAGCCGTCGTGAGGGCCGTCGCAGGGTATCGAGTGAAGTACCACCACAGCACGATCCCCGCGACGATGAAGGTCTTGCCGCAAGCGTGACCGCTCTTGATCGCTACGCGCCGCGTCCCCGGCTCCGCGAGCTTCGCCAGGATCGAATGCTGTTGTGCGTCGAGTGCCTCGACCCCGAGCACGTTCTTGAAAAACCTAAGCGGGCTCCGGTGGAGGCGCAAGAACTCTGGGACCATGCTCTCCCAGTTCGTCGCCTGTACCGTTGCCGGGGTCCGCGTCTCCGTTCCCGTCATGGTGTCCATTCCGGCTCTCGTTGATGAGCCTGAAGGCTTGCTCCAGAGTCCTTGGAGCCACGCCGTGTTGTTGCTCGATGATTTCTGTAGGCTTGCCCTTCGCCTGACGCTCGATCTTGACTCCGACCTCGACCATATGCGTGGTGTCGCTTACGGGCAGCGCGGCTTCCTTGTCCTGCATCATGCGTTCTCGGTGCCTCATCGCGCTCATCATGCCTACCGCCTGCAAGCCCTGGCCCACCTGCGCCTGCCGCTTGTCCATATCCTCCTGCTCGGCCAGCATGAGCCGGAGCTTCTTCTGGCGCTGGTCCAGGTCCCAAGCCGCGCACCGATCCACCCACTTGTGCTGAGCCGAAAGGAATCTCATTCTCGGTTCGCTCACGCCGCATATTTTCGCCGCGTCCAACAGTCTTCTCCCCGGCCCCAAATCCCTATACGCCGCGAACTTCGCGTAGGCCGCAAGTCCCTCTCCGCGCTGCCGATCCCACGGCTCCGTCACCAAAGTCTTTGTCACTCGTTACCTCTTTCCGACTATTTGCCACGCGAGGCGGACGCCGT